GGCAGAAGAAATTGCAGCTGGAACAGCGGCAGAAATTGCGGAAAAAGCTGCGGCGTTACCTGCGGCGGCGGCACCAATTGCATCAGCGCCTAAAATAAATTCAGCAGCAAACGCCCCAGCGCCGCTGGTTGCCACCGTCAATGCCACCGCCGCAATAATTGGCAGTGGGTTTTTTAGCATGGCATTAAATGTAGTACCTAAACTACGGCCAACACTTTCAATGGTTTTACCAATACCACTAACAACATTACTTACTGCGCGGGCAACAGAACTAACAGCATTACTAATGCCACTAAAAATATTAGAGACAAAGCTAAACATTCCCATTACAGTACAATCTTCAAAAGATTTTCGCCGTTCTTTTCTGCGCGGGAAAGGTCTAGGTCAACTTTTTTAAATCCACCTTTTTTAAGTGCAAACATAAAATGTTGAACACTTTTTACCACGTCTTCGTCAGTGTCTGCCGTAAACAATACAGCGTTTGCAAACCCTTTGCCTTTGTTCTCAATAAACAATAAAGAATTGTTGGCACGAATGATGCGGTACTTGGGCTTTTTAGTTAATTGAATTAAAGCAGCGTACGTTCTTTTTGGATCTTCTTTTAATTTAAACTTCTGAACGTCAGCCTCAATAATTTCTAATGGTGTTAGTTCTTTTAAATTAGCTACCGTAAACCCACTATTAGCAGGGGCGTGCGAAAGCCCACCCATAACATCTGTTTTTTGTTTAGGCAGGCCATTTACCATATTTCTATGGATTACTTAGCTAATTTTTCTGCGGCTTTTTGGGCTAGTGCTTCTTTGAAATCTGCAGCTTGTTTGGCGCTTAATTCGTCTTTACCGTGACGAGCCATAACAGCATCCGCTACAGCTTTGTCGTTTAGATATTTCATGGTTTGTTGGCCGTGCATATTTGCTCCTGTGGGTTAAATAGTTCTATTTATACTAATACGCGTTTTATGCGTTTTATGCCCTAATAGTTGCTAGGACCGTTAATTGCTGCAGTGGTTTGACTGGCCCACTCTTGCCAGGTTTCATACACCGTATCGTCTGGCACCGGGTAAACAGCAAAGTTAGGCAGTCCAGCAATAGCGCTGGCAGTAATTCTCCAGTCTTCCTCACTATTAAATGGGATAGGCTGCTCACCAAACCACTCAATAAATGCCCCGTTCCAGGACTCCCAGGACATGTACTCTGTTCCCATAGGGAACGACTGTTGGGCTGGTACAAGGCCGCTCATGGACGCTCATCTCCAAACTCTGCAGTAATCATGTTGCGTCCCATTTCGTAGTTGCCATTAATACAGTTAGATTCAAACTTTAACTTAATTAACCGATGCTCAACGCGCAGGTCAATCTTACCAGTGTCTGGTGTAAACTCAAATGGACCCGATACTTCTGGCTCTGCACTAGCAAATTTTCTGCCTAGAATGGTCATGGACATTGGGCCATCTTGAACAAAGTCTGGCTCAATACGTCGAATGTGCATGCGGCGATTAACAGAAGTATTGCTATCTTGGGCCGGGGTTCCGCCTATCCAACTAATGTCTGCAGTGGTAAAGCTAGAATAAATAGCACTTTCAGCCGTATCACCGACGCTGTTTAATCCAAACTCTTGCTGCCAAAGAGTATAACCACCAACAATGTAGTAAACATACTCCCCAGGAATAACAGCAGGATTAATTACTGAAGCCAAAGTAGTTAGGGTATATCCACCGGAAGGCAATGATAAATCTAAAGTAAACACAGATGAAACTACACGATATGCCTTAAAATTAACAGAGTTTACATTGTTTATAAATGATAAATAGTCGCCAGGGCTAAACTGTTGAGAAGTGTCCCCGTCGGTATAAAATTGATTTGCGGCGGGACCTGGTTCCCCCGACGGAGTACTGGCGACAATAAATGGCTGAGAAAACTGAGCCGTAAAATTCCAGTCAGCCCAAATAGGTGTCGGGAAAATCTCAGTAGTCCAACCAGATGATCTTTGCGCGCCATCAGCACTTCCAGCGTCGTACCAGATTTTATCTTTTACGTTATAGATAATAGCATCGGTACATTCGGTGTTAGTGCCGCGGGGATAAAAGAACCAAATTTCATTGTAACGAGGTACCTTAGTAGCCCATACTTTTTGACGATACTGGTAGTTCATATTGTCAAATAACCAGTTTACGTTTTTATCATTTGGTAGTACAGCTACTTGGCCGTTATATACATAGAAACGGTCAACACCCATCCAATAGAACGTGCCGTCCATCTCAACTACTGAGGAAGAAGACATGATCGAAATTTGGCTAGAAACAATATCGTATCTCCAGTACAACGGCGCTGCGCCGGTAAAAGAAACACGAATTAATGAGTCAGTAGCCCAAAACAATCCGGACGGAGCATTAGTACCGCCGCGGGTTGGTTTACCTAAAATAACTTTAGATGCCGCCATGTTAACCTGGTTGGCCGTGGCGCCGTTCCAATCGTATGGTGATTGATTTGCGTAGACGGAATCTACGTGGTTATTGGCAATAAATCCGTTTGATCCATACACAAAAATATATGGATATAAAACACAAACACCCCCATCAACCGTAATTGGTCTGTATGTTGGGTTTTGTCCGGCGCTGTCTGACAAACCAGCAAAAGACCAAACGTCATTGGCGTCTGGTGTTAAGCTACCAATTAATACCTGCGAAGGTCTACCTGAGTCAATGTTTGCCAAGTTAACACCAGGACAAGCTAGTAGGTTTAGTTTACCACCAGCTGGGCTGTACTGAATATCAAACTGCCAGACATAGGCATCATTTGGTGCAAACTGATAATTTGCTAAATAAACAGTTGTTGGTATTCCGGTGATTGCGCCTGTTAGTATTACTGTTGTTTCTTGTGTGCCACTGTTATATGAAGATGAAAGTACCGTATAAATTGTTGGGTTTACAGTTTGATCAAAACAAACTTTTGCTAACGCCGGATAAATAGCGGTTAGATCTGTGTCAACCACAAAACTAGGCGAGGCTACCGATAAAATTGGAATTGGTGAATAGCCAGTAAGGATTAATGCCTCGTACGGACCGCTACCTAAACCGATGGTTGTACCGGTTGTGAAAACGTCAATTCCTTCACTATTACCACCAAAGATGTAGTTAACACCGTTTTGTGGAGATACAATCATTCCACGGGTAACGCCGCGAAAGTTATGAAACAGTGTACGATAGCCTCCTATTTTTTTAGGACGGTTACGTTGAAAGCGACACCACACACCTTCGGTAAAGTCTCCGGATTCAAACTGAGTACCATCTCGTTTGATTCCGGCTACAATTGAAAGTGTGTAAATTTCGCTGTATTGTTGGGCCGCTGCGTTTTGCGCCATTGTTAGAACGTTCCGCCTGATATTAATCCGGCGTTAAATATTGCTGGTGTTGTTATCGCTGGGGCCAGTGTATTGGTGCCATCTAAGTTTAAAATTTCAGTGCCGTTAGCAGATAAACCTAAAATACTGGTACCGCCTAAGTACATGCCGGTGTAGTTATCACTAATAAATGAGAACGCAGGCAACGCAGCAGATCCGTTAGTTGCATAGAACGTGCTGGTAGTTGTCTGTGTTAAGGTGTATAGATTGTTACCGTCACTCAATACAGTAACAATCGTTCCGCTGGCTACCACTAATGGGGGACTAGCGCTTCCGGATACCACAAACGTGATGTCGTACGCCGTCGTGCCTGTGCTGTTAGTAAGAATGTATAACTGGGTTGTGGCTGGTAGTGTGACTGCCAGTGTTTGAGTTCTTGATCCAGAAATAGAGATGTATGTCTGGATAATTGGCGCGTAAGTTACCAAGCTAAATGTGTTACCAACAATAGAGTCCACGTCATAAACCGCGGACGAAAAGGTAATGTTTGGTGATGGCGCTAAACCAACGGTAAAGAAATTACCGGTTGATTGTTGAAAGAAAAGAAATCCAGAATCATTCGGGTTAGTTGTTACGGTTGTTTGGCCGTTAATTAAAGAACCAGATTGTGGTGTAATAGTTAAAGAACCTGTTCCATTATTTCTAAATCCAATAAACCAGCCTTGACTTAATGTGCCGGCTAAAGGCAGTGTCAATGTGCCCGCACCACCAGTCCAAACAATTGTGTTTGCCCGACTTGCGTCAGTAAGGGTTGGTGTTGAGTTAGTTAAAACAATGTTTTGGGAAACCGCTAATCTACCAGAAATAGTAGTTAGCCCAGCGCCTTGCAATGTCGCCGCATCGGCCGCAGCAGTGCCGGCGCCAAAAGTTACATTTTGCCAAGTGCCTTCTTCAGTTGAGTTGTCTGAAAGATAAAAATACTTTGCCTCACCCGGCTGGACTAAAACAGAAGATAAACCAGAATAGTCAACAACAGAAAATTCGTATAAACCAAAGTTTCTAATTAATGTGTCAGTTCCTGTCGCACCTAAATTACCCTGAGGTAAGTTAATGTGCAGGCCAGCGACGGTAGACGTGCAGTCCATAATCCGGGCCATTGGTACTTGGTCCGGATTAACAATAGAAGGCCAGACAAGGTCTTGGTCTACACTAAAATTAAGTTCGTAGTATGATACGTCCGTTGGTACAACAACGGTTCCAGTAAATGGCGATACAAAGGTTGGCATATTTTAAGGTTCCTGAACCGAAACGTTGCGATCAACTCTACGTGAGTTGTCTTCACTTTTAACTGCTTTCAGTGCGTCGTCGTAGTATTGCTTCCACACTGGTAATTTGTCTAATGCTTTTAGATATCCTTGAGCCGCCAGTAACGCACCATACAACATCAA